AGCACCCATCTCTGACGTGCATATAGCGCCCTCTGGAGCCTTCTGTACGAAGCTGAATACCTTTGTGTTAGGTGACATCACATCGTCCTCTACAGGCACACCAGCAGCCTCTAACACACGGCATAACGGATCGTCAGCAGAACCTCTTACTCGTCGGATGTACTGTGGCGAGAACCGTGGGTGAATTCCAGAAGCAGAATCAACAAGCTGACTGACAGTACCGCTGGGCTTAACAGCAGTAACAGCAGTAGAAGGATTAATCCCAAGTTTAGCAGACCATTCTTTATTCGCCTGTATAGTTTCTTGACGCAGCTCAGCAAGCCACTTCTTAAGTTGTTTAGCATCTCCATCGTCTCCTACAGTGTCACGTCCTGACAGTACAGGGTGATCCATGATACCTGTTAACGACACACCCAGTAGTGCTTCTTCCTCCGTGTTATCTTTCCACACCTTACGCAGGTAACGGAAGTCTGTCAGTGTCGCTTGAAGAGTTCCAAGGATAGCCGCAACTCGTACTTTCCGCTTGAGATCCTTGAGACTATCGGCTGGCCGCACAACAACTTCCGATAGGTTACAGAATTGATAAGGACGTAGGATAATTTCTGAGCAAGGGTTCGTCCCAAAGTCCCAGTCAGCATCTCTTCTGCCGTTCTTCGCAGCTTGTTTCTGACTTGCGACTCGGCTGAACATCCCTCGCTCTCCTGAGTATGATTCATATAAACTTTTCCATTCGTTTAAGAAAGCAGGGAAGTCGGGCTTCTCTGTGTAGCACGCTGAGTTATTTGCTAGACCCCGTTGCGGGTTGTCCACCCACCACTGCCCTGTCTTAGCTCGTCGGATTCGATCATCGGTAAGGTTACTGAGACTGATGAGTGCACTTCGCCTAACTCCTCCGACAACGACAATCTGCGCAATCTTACAGCAGAGATCGTGACACTCGATGGAACTAAGCTTTCGTCCAGAAGCTGCTCGAAAGACTTCAACGGTGAAGCGGAACAAATCCTCAAGAGGTTCTGGGCCAGACGCTCTGCCGCCAAAGGTTCTGAGGGTTGCACCAGAAGGTCGTACTCTGCTTGTATCCCACTTTGGCACTTGACCTGTATAGAGCATGGCAATAAGCTCTCGGTATGCCTTTGCCCATCCAATTTTACTGTCCGCGACATGTACAATACTCTCCGTATCATGGAAATCCTCCGCTACTTCAGGTAGTTTAGATATGTACTGGCGTTCAACACTGAAGCCAACACCTGTGCCGCACATAAGTACGTACATCATCTCATCAAACGCTTTAGGGTGGTCTATCGGTAGGTAGCTACAGTTAAACCCAGCTACGTTATCACGGTCGAGGGCCTCACCTGCTGTCATCAACGCTCGCATCGAAGGCATGACGTTAAGTGCTTCGATCTCTTTGGTTATCGTCTTAGCGTCTGCTTCGTTCAGCTTACCCCTGTCTATCCAGTAGTTTACATAACGCGCTACTGTTTCGTCCCAGTTTTCACGGCGCTGTTCGTTAGGTAGGTAACGTGCGTACCGAGACTTGTGTATGTATTGTTGATATGCGTCCATTAGCGTTCCTCTAGTTGTTTAATGATCTTCTTGCGATCGGTTTCGTTCATGCGTGACCACTGGGCAATCTCTTGCCGCGTGCGTTTACAGCCTACGCAGTGGTCGTTACGTAGTCTACACGTTTTGTTACAGGGGCTTGTCATAGGTACTCTGAGTCTCCTTCTTCCTCAATCGGTACGTACTCTGTAAGTCTACCAGTATCGTTGTGGTATAGCAAGTGACCTGCCGGTCCGGTGATGCCACTGAAGCGGTTCTTAAGTACACGTATGTGCGTAGTGTTACGCTCCGTTGCATCATCCGACTGACCATTGCGCTCCAGTCCGATCACAAAGTCACTGAGCTGGGCAATGGAAGCACTACCACGCAGCTGTGAAACGCTAGTGACCGCTCCGTCTTCATGTCCCTTGCCATCAGGCCGCTTCAGGTGCGACACTGCGAACAACACGATGCCAGTGTCCTGAGTGAGCGTACGTAGCTTGGTCATGATCTCATCGAGTGCCTTGCGTTCGTCACCATACTGGCCGCCGGACACTAGGATGCTGATGTGATCTAGTATAATGATCTTACAGTCTAGCGCCTTCGCCATGTAGCGTACGCGTGACACCACTTGATCCACCGTAGCTCCCGTGTCGAACGATGCGTCCATGATCATGATCTGATCGTCACCGAACGTGCGCTTGAAGCTGTCTGCGTACTCGTCTGAGCCGCGTTTGACTGTTGCGGTAGGTAAGTGTATGGGCTGGGACAGATCGACAGACATGAAGCCCTCTGCCGTACGCTTAACTGACTCCTCCATGAACAAGCAACCGATGCGGTTGGATGTCGTCTGCTTCAGGTGCATGACGATCTCCCGTAGGATGCTAGACTTACCTAGGCCAGAGCCTGCCGTGATTGTGATCAGCTCGGTTGGCCGGAATCCGTACGTCATCCTATTGAGTGGGGCCCACGGGTAGTCACCGAGAGAGTCAGGCTCCTCTTGGTTTAAGATTTCCCATAGGTCAGCACTAGATAGCACGCCCTTGGGTGTGTACGGTGAAGCCGACCATGTAGCATCGACGAATTCCTTGGTGCGTCCGGCTGTCAGGTAGTCAGCTGCGTCCTTGCCTAGCCGTGGGTCTAGCTTGATGATCTTCAGCTTGCCAGCGAAAACCTCGGCAGCCTTCTCGATACCGGCATTGCCTGCGTCATCCGCATCAAAGCACAATATGATTTCCTCATAGCCATCGAGGTAGTCGTATGCTTCCTTGAAGTTCTGACCAGCGTGTGCTGCACCGCCTCGGATGGACACGACATGGAACTTACCCTCGAGCATTTGATAGGCAGCCATAGCATCGACCTCGCCTTCAGTTACGATCACCGTCTTACGGCGTGCGTTGCCAAACTTCTGCTGTCCAAAGAGACCTGTGCCTTTGATGTCCCCTAGTACGGCAAAGCCTTTGTTCTCTACCGTGCGAATCTTAAAGCCACAAGGTACACTATCGTTGTCCTTGAAGTAGGGGTAGTAATGCTTAGTGTCAGTCACTAGTACACCATAGTGTGCGACCGTGCCAGACTTCAGTGCTCTGTCTGGTATAGACACAGGCTTTGCGTTCATCCAACGCTGCTTCATGTTCTCTAGCTCAACCTCGGTACCTCGAGGCATCAGCTTTACTTCCGTGTTCATATTGTTACCTCGATGGTATGTGTTACAGGAATAGCAATAGGTGTGTCCGTCATCATAGTATGCCTTCGCATCGCTTGACTTACAGTCATCACACGGTTGCTTGCTAATGACAACCTGACTCTCGGCGTGCTCCATAAAAAATAATCTCCGTTAGGGGTTGACAGGTTTTGTGTCGGTTTGTAAAATGAAGTATACACAAGGGAAATGAAAGGCTATATACACTAAGTGTAAAGAACTTAACAAACACTAGTGTAAACATTAGTTGTTATTGCCCATGACAATAAACTCATAGTCGCCTACTTCACTTTCGATGGGCGCACTGCCCAGCTCACTCCACTGCCCGACACGTGCTAGTATCTCAGTCGTGTGGTCGTAGTCTAGCTTCTCAATCTTACCACCATTGGCTAAAAACTCAGCCACATGCCGGTCAATCTCTGCCTGCATCCCTGCTTTGTCCTCTAGTATTTCGTTGTTACGGTTCTCGAAATCTAATCGATCATTCATTATTGTCTCCTTTATTTTAGGCGGGTGATAAACATAGCACATAATAACAGTGCCAACAACAGTATAAAAAACGCACTACTCATCGTCTAATTCCTTGACAGATACCTGTCCTGTGTGGTAGGCCACGATACCATCGAGTACACCCTCGCGATATCCCATCTGATATGCGACAAAGTAACACAATCCTGTCGCAACCAGCCCAATAATTGATGCTGTTAAGATGCTGATCATAGGTAATCTCCCGCGATTCCCAGTATTAATATCGTTAGGATCACCGCCCATAGCAGGTTGTGGTCGTTCATCACGCGCCCTCCTTGAATGTAGATGCTTCGTGTAGGGTGATAGCCATCTCGATACGTTCGGCTGCTATCTGATAGGCATCGCGCTTACCTTCGTAGTAGTTGGCCATTGGTTCCCACTCTTTGAAGTCTTCGGCTGCCTTCGCGTTGTTGTCTGACAGATCGTTGAATAATTCCAGTATGCTTTCCAGTGTGTTAGTCATAGTCATAGTCTCCGTAGATTTCTAAGTCGATTGCTCTTACGATGTCGTCATGTGCCCAGTCAGGCCAGTCGGTTGTTTGATGTCCGTCTTCCCAGATGCCTGCGATAGACCACTCATCGATGTCCGGCTTGGCTCTCGTGTAGGAATTCAGGTTAAAGTATAAGTCCACTTCTACTGTAAAGCGTACGCCCTCACCATCGGGTGACACGACCTCCGCCTCTACTATTGATGTTGTTTTCATGTGTTCCCCTCCAATTTTTCTTGCATTTCCAAGTCGCTCAGCTGTCCACCGAACACGTCCTGTACGGCAGTGCCGTACCACACTAAGTCCTCCGGTTCGTTCACGCCCAGCACAGCGAATAGATCGTGCACGGGATCGACAGCTATAACCTGTCGCCACTTGCCATTTGTTTTAATCCAGTCCCCAACAAATACAATCATGCTTTTTCCTCCACTTCCATATCTACAATGTAATTAACGAAGATGTCACTAACTTCAGTCCAATCAGCGTTATCGTACGCTGCATCCATCGCCTCGAGAGCGTCCTGCGCTGCCTCAAAGTGCCCATCGCTCACTCTAATCTGACCGAGCGCCATCTGAGTCACTCGCTTGGTCATGCCTATAATAGATTCAACCGCTAGATCGTGATATTTACCGTAGTCTGTCATTGTTTACCCCTTATCCTATTGCCAGTATGTTGTTATCAATTACAAAACCGGTATTGTCGCGCTTTGCTTTACCTTTTTCGTATAGCCCCACTACTACACCATAGTCGTCTAAAAAACGCAAGTCA